GACGTATCGCTGAAGTTTCTATTATTGGCTTCGTTTTAATGATGCTTGCCATTGTTTATGGTGGGCATGTTGCAGCAGATCCTTACTGGGGTGAATTTTTCACCTTAACAGGAACACAGCTCACATGGTGCTTAATCATTTATGGATTTATTGCCTCAGTATTACCAGTCTGGTTATTGTTAGCACCACGTGATTATCTATCAACATTCCTTAAAATTGGTGTCATTCTAGGTTTAGCAGTCGGTATTATCATTGCATTACCTGAATTGAAAATGCCAGCAGTGACTCATTTTATTGACGGTACTGGCCCTGTTTTCTCAGGTAGTTTATTTCCATTCCTATTTATTACTATTGCCTGTGGCGCCATTTCTGGTTTCCATGCGCTTGTATCAAGTGGCACTACACCAAAACTCATTAATAACGAAGCTGACATTCGTGTGATTGGGTATGGCGGCATGCTCATGGAATCTTTCGTCGGTATTATGGCGATGATCTGTGCAACTGTCTTAGACCCAGGCGTGTACTTTGCAATTAATGCACCTGCGGCTGTACTTGGTACAACTGTAGAAACTGCGGCAGAAGCTGTTCGTAATCTAGGATTTGTCGTTACTCCTGAAATGTTAACGCTGTTGGCACAGGAAGTCGGAGAAACTTCGATTTTATCGCGTACAGGTGGTGCACCTACGTTTGCGATTGGTATGGCACATATCATTTCGGAAATTTTCAATAGCCGTTCAATGATGGCATTTTGGTATCACTTTGCTATTTTGTTTGAAGCACTTTTCATCTTAACTGCTGTAGATGCCGGAACTCGTGCTTGTCGTTTTATGGTGCAAGACACAGTGGGTATTGTGATTCCTGCGGTTAAATCTTCTGGTTCATTCTTGGGTAATTTAGTTGGAACAGCCGTAGCAGTAGGTGGATGGGGATTCTTCGTCTATCAAGGTGTGATTGATCCATTAGGTGGTGTTAACTCTTTATGGCCTCTGTTTGGTGTTGGTAACCAGATGCTGGCTTCAATGGCACTCATTTTGGGTACAGTCATTTTATTTAAAATGAAAAAAGAAAAATATGTATGGGTGACAATCATCCCAACAATTTTCTTATTCGTGACTTGTATGACTGCGGGTTGGCAAAAGATTTTCCACGAAAATCCAAAGATTGGTTTCTTAGCGCAAGCAAATAGATTTTCAGATGCAATCGCTCGTGGTGAAATTCTTAAACCAGCCAAAACTATTGCTGAAATGCAAAACATTGTGATGTCTAATCAGATTAATGCTGCACTTTGTGGCTTCTTTATGATTGTATCGATTGTCATGATTATTGCTTCAATTGGTATTGTACGCCGTGCTTTAGCAAGTCCGACACCGACTGTAAATGAATCCCCAGCTGTATATGCTGATCCAGAAGTGGTCACCACGCGAGGAGAGTAATGATGAATTTTAAATTTGCAAAAAATGGAACTGTCATTATTGCGAAAATCATCAAAATGACGGTGCTCTCACAAAAAGAGCTATTGCTCTCTCCAAAGAACTGGTCGCGTATTGCAATACTGTGGCAGCGTTTGCAGCAAAGCTTTCGACTTATGGTCGGCGTGCCAGATTATCAAACTTATCTGGAGCATATGAAGCTTCATCATTCTGATTTAACACCAATGGATGCTAAGACTTTCTATCGTTATTGTGTAGATGCGCGTTATCCATCGGCTGGCGGTACTTTAAAGAAATGCCCTTGTTAAGTTGAGAGTTAAATTCAGCTAATCAAAACGGTATGTGGTTAAACCATGTACCGTTTTTCTTTTTTAGAAATGAAAAAAGTTTGCTTAAAGTCTGCTCATTTGTATTTTTTTCAATTGAAAATCACTTGTTTTGCTTTTAAAAAATGAATATTATGCTTTCCATCTCAGGTGTATAGCTCAGTTGGTTAGAGCGCTACGTTGACATCGTAGAGGTCTCCAGTTCGAGTCTGGATATACCTACCAAGATATATCAAGGACTTATAAGCAATTCAGTAGCTTATAAGTCTTTTTTTATGCCTGTTTGTCGCATTCAGTACTTGGCAGAGTTGGAAATTTTGGCAAAAAATGGCAATATTCCCACGCCATTTGCGACAAATCTGCGACAACATGAAGCTACCTGTACCGCGTAAAAGAGGTGAGACTTATACAATTACCGTTTCTCACCAAGGGAAGCGTTATTACTGTACACGTGATACTGCAAAAGAATGTGAACAATGGGCAGCTTTAAAACTGCTTGAATTAAAAGCTCAGAAAAAAATTGAGTCTGGTGAAGAAAGACCAAAATTTCTATTCCGTGATTTGAATAATAAATACTATCAGGAAGTAGGAATATTAAATCCTTCTAAATCATCAAGAGATTGGATTAAAGGTCAATATCAGAATTTTGAAATGAAATTTGGGGCGTTGGCTCAAAAATCCATTTATGACATTACACCAAAAGACCTAACTAACTGGCGTAATAAACGAATGACGGAAGTGGGGGCAAATACTGTTTTAAAAGAAATATCTCATTACAGCGCTATGTTTACCTATGCCCATAAGGAGCTTTTTCTAATTAATGAAAATCCATGGATGCAAATTACAAAACCAAAAAAACCAAAGGCTCGTGATAGACGTATTCATCCATCTGAGATTGATTTGATTTTAAAGATACTTGAGTATGAGCGGGGTACAACACCTGTTTTGTCAGAGCATTATGTTGCTTGGGGGTTCTTGTTTGCGATAGAAACGGCAATGCGTAAAAGTGAACTACTTTCAATGCAAAAGAATGAAATATATGACGGTCATGTCCACATTCCAAAATCAAAAAATGGTGAAGCAAGAAATGTTCCGTTATCCGAGGAGGCTAAAGCCTTACTTGAATTGATAAAACATGATGGTAGAAAAGTTATTCCGCAGACACTAAATGCATTTCGACTAATGTGGGAAAAAAGGAAAAAGCTTGTAGGTATAAATGACCTTCACTTTCATGACACTCGTCATGAAGCGATTACTCGTATGGTGCGAATTAGAAAAATGCCTGTTGAAGTTTTAGCGAAAATCACGGGTCATAAGAAAATTGAAGTTTTAGTTAATACCTACTATAACCCTGATGCAAATGATTTGATTGAAGCATTTAACGGATAAAACTAAGCCCGCATATAGCGGGCATATAATTAATTTTTTCTTTTAGGCCCACGTCGGACTTTTTGATTTTTTAGTATTGCATCGGCTGCGTCTGGATCGTACATATGTTTGCCGTTGGTGCCTTGGTTAATCGTAATGCATTTATTGCGAATGGTTTCATCTGAGAGGCCATATTTAGCAACCAGCTCAGCAACAGATACAAGTTTGCGTTTTTCAAGCTTCAGGGCGGTAACAGTACCGCCAAGAAGCATTTGACCGAGAACGATTTGAGGTGCCGAATCTGCTTCAATCGTTACGATAAATTCAGGCATTATTCCCTCCGTCTTTTTCTGCCAATTCATCCAATGCTAGTGCCAACAGTCTCATACCTTCACGTAAATGCCGAGCGTACTTTTCTGGCGCTGGATCGGCATATATAAAACGTCCACCATGCAAAACGGGTGTAGGTGGATTAAAGCCTGCATTTCGATACACGCTCATGATGTGCCCACCTAGCAACGACTCCAGCTTTTGAACGGTTGTAGGGTCCTGTAATTTTTCGAGATATGTAGCCATTACCAGTCGCCTCCGCTTAATCTTCCGTTAAGTGCGTCGTTATTAGCTGCAACCAATTCTTGTTGGGGCGGTTGTCCATCATCAACAGCATGTGAACTGCCAAGTAATAAAACCATCCCATCATTTGGCGTGTAATAATTTGCATCGGGGAAATACTCGCGTACTTCATCAATTAGCTTTGCAAGAGCTGTATTTAAACGTTTAAAACGTTTCTCAAAGTTTGGGTTAGCTGTGTAAAGCAAGTCGCTTGCATCTAATTCACCTTCAGCAAGTACTGCTAACACTTCAGCTTCGGTTAAAGGTTTATAGGTCATGCCTTTTCTCCTTCAACTGGATAAAAAGACATCTTGCCGTTTTCATCGAAATGAACTGCAATGCTGAAATCCGCATTGTCGATAGACGCAAAGTCAATTTCCGTAAGTATGGTTCTCAAATGTCTAGTTGCATCGATCCAGTATCTTGCTTGGTTGATCGCATCATCTAATGCATTGTGAGCTGTGCCTGTTTTTTCAAATTCAATCTGAGGCATAAATTCACGGAAAGTTCTAAAGCACATTTCATGAAAAAATTTCCATGGTTTTTTCATTTGCAGTTTTTCTAGAATATTATTAGTCCATCGAATATCTGCGAGTGATCCAGCGCTCCAAATCTCAGTGCATTCATGCTTCATGAAAAGTCCAACAAGCATTCCCATGGCGTAGCCGATATTTGTTGTTCCACCAAAAGCAGCTTTATGTGCTTCTTCTGATTGTTCTTCCCACCACGCAAGAGTGCTTTCAGAGATTGTGCAACCAAGGTCTAAGCATGATTGCTGATCAATCTTTTCGCTGATGCAGTCAACAATACCTGTCTCATTAAATACAACAGCGCCCATGCTTAAAATGACAGGGCATTCACCAACATCAAGCGTTTCAAAATCAAGCATTAATCTATTCATTGTTATTTTCCTTAAAACGGTAGTTCAATGGCCCAGCTGATGAATGCATTGCCATCCGCATATAGCAAATCACCTGTATTTGAGCAGTTCGGGCATTTAACTTTGCCTGACCATAAGTAGCCTTCGTTTTGGGGTTCTACTTGTATTTCCATATATTCCGAAAACTCGCAAAGCGAACACGTCGTTGGAAATTTAATATTGAGGGTTTTTAAGTTCTCATTTACTGGATGGCATTTAATGCACATATCTTCTAAACGGTGGATATGACCGCAATGACATTTGGTAATTGCTGCTGAGTGAGCATAGTAGGGTTTAAAAATTGCATACGTTCCGTGATTTTCATCACCGCCTTGTAATTCAAAATTAAAGCCATTTGCGTTTGCTAAAATCTCAAATTCTTTGATGTTTAACCCTTCAATATTGAGAGTTTTATTAACAAAGTCTTCAATAGCTAATTCAACGTTATTCATTGTTTTTCATCCTGTTCAATAGCCAACATTGCTTCCTTGATCTTTTTATAATTCTCGGCAGAACAAGGGCGGGTGAAGTTTTTGATTTGTGAAATAAACGATGGGGCACAATCTAACTTTTGAGTTAATAGAATGCCACGTCCTGTGCTTTGGCCTAGCCAACGAATCAATTCATTTACTTCAGCTTTTGTCGCACGCTTACTACTTTTCTTTTCGGCCTTCTTAGCTTTATGGTTTTTGATGGATTTGGTCATCATTTCACGCAATTTTGATTGCGGGCTGATTGCCTGATTGTTGAAAGACCAGTCATGACCACTTTCACCATGAGCAAGCTTTTTGATTTCATTGCCTTGAGCTAACCAAGCGTCAACTTGATCATTTATACTTTTCTTCAAAAACGAATTAAGGGGACAAATAAGCATTTAAAGGCCCTCCAAGCGACTGACAATGAAATAAGCAGCTAGTAACACTGCAAGTATTGTGAATCCTGATAAAAATTCTTTCATACAGCCTCCAAATTCTTCGCTTCAGCAATTTGTAATTTCTTGAGTTCGCGTAATTTTTTTTGACTAGCAATCAAATCATCAAGGATTTTTTGCCAAAATGCTGGAGAGAGCGAGTCATAATAAAAAGGTTGTGTATAACAATCCAAAATTACCGTTTGGTTTGAATAATCTTTATTAGTTCCACCCAGAAAGACATCAAGCTTTATCACGTGGACATAACCATGTAGCTCAAAACAAATTTGAAAATCATCCGAATTTAAGACATACGCATCTTTTGCAATTTTGAGAATTTGAGCCTGAATTTTCTTTTTCAGGTCTTCAATTTGTTTGTAAGCTTCTGGAGATAGAAAAATCATAGCGTTGCCTCCTTAGCCTTTGCTAACTCGGCTTTGAGAGCATCAATTTCTTTATTTTTTAATCTGGCGCATTCAGCCCAAGACATGAGGCAAGAGGTAACATGTTCAGCATGTGCCATGATTTCTTCATCATCTTCAGGCTCATTGTGATGACCAAACGCATCCCAGTCGGTTTCGTATGAACCATTGCCGTCCGTGCATTCATCCCATTTTAAAAAGCGAAGATCACCACCGTTTTCAATAAAGTTTTCTTCAAAAAGCGGGCGTTCAATGCTTAAGAATGTGTTGTATTGTTTTGCCCATAAGGCAACGACATCACCATTACTATTTTCAAAAATCGAAACTAAAAACCAATCACGGTCATGATCTGGTTTAGATGGGTTCCATTCGATAATTGCTGATTGGTCATCATTATCGAAATATCGTTTAGATAGCTCTTCAGAAGCATCTGATTCAAAATAAACACGATCCGTTGTTATATTGAAATGAACATGCAGATGGGTCATGTCTTCTACAGAAAGGTATTCTTTCTGATTAAAGTTGGTTTCAAGATAGATATCCCATTCAGGATGATTCCAGAAGCCATATTTATTACGTACTACTTCAGCAGCTTTTAATTGTTGAATTTTCATTATTTATCTCCCGAATTCTTATTTTGGAATAGTGCTTGGTAAGCCATAGACTCGCTTACAGGGTTTAAAGTTGTTGTGCCGTATTTCAGCCCGAGAAAAGTGCAAGCTGAGAAGGCCGCAAATAGGGCAATATTGAAAACAGCAACTTGAGATACTTTCATCGTGCTGCCCCTATGTATTGGATACGGTAGGCAGTACGAACTTTTTTAAGAAGTTGGTGTTTTTGGTTTAAATTGATGTCTTCACTTTCATAAGCTGCATCAATAAATGCCGTTGCAGTGTTGCGAGCTTCTTCAAGCTGTTTGCTTGTGCGAGCTTCTTTGACCAATTTAATTGCTTCTGTAATTTGAGCAACCGAATCGGTATTATTTTGATTGATTTTTGACATAAAGAAACCTCGTAGGTGTTTGGATACCTGCGAGGTTACTTTTTAACTGGTCAGGTTGTCAATACCTGACAGGTTGCTTTTTTAGAAATTAATAGCTGCCCTTAATCTTTTGGCTAGGTGCAATATAAACTTTTATAGGTGAAATTTTAGTAATTTCATCAATATTTATACTTTCTCGCTCTCCAAAAATATCTTCAATTTCAACAAAACCGTCTTTATTAAATAATACTTCGCCGACGTATACTTTTTTGTCTTTTGTAAAGAATAAGCAATCTTCACCCTCAATAGGATCTGCATTCTGTTCACAAATTAAAACCCATCCATTTTTAAAAGGTTTTCTTTGACCGTTGCCTATGACTAAAAAAGCCAATGGGTTTTTTAAATTTTCAGGATAATGAACAGAGTATGTTTCGGTTAATTTCGACGTGATTTCCAGATTCTCCCCCTTTTTTACTAATAGTCCGATAGATACTTTAATTATTCTATACTCATCTTTAAGAATATTTACAGGGGCTAAACCATTGTTTTGAGTATCTTCTTCGCTCGATGCGACATTTAATGACGCTAACTCGCCAGATTCATTAAATAAATAATTAATTACATTGTCATCTTGTAAATGATCTAGCCAACCTTCGGGGAGGTTTAATGCCGTAGTAATTCTATTGGTTGTTTCCTGACCAAAGTTTTTAGGCTTATTTTCACGAAGGTATTGATTCAAAAGCCCGCGTTCCATGCCGATTAAGGAAGCTAAATTTTTTCGTGAAATTCTTTTAGTAATTCTTAAGACATTTGAGCGTCTAATCTCAAAGATATTCAACATTTTTAAATCCTTGGCAATTTATATAAATATTTTCAACTAAAAAAACTTCAACTCAAACAACCTCGTAAGTTGTTTTTTTTGATCAATTAGAACCTTTGGCAACCTCATGGGTGTTTACAAAAGGCAACCTCACAGGTATCTTTTAGCAATGTTTAGAACCTGAGAAATTTAAAATGGCAAAAAATGAAACTGATTTTAGAAGTTTTGTTGACTCAATGAGTTCTGATGAGTTGCGGAAATATGCCGAGAAAGTAGGCACAACAGATAAATACATCATTAAAAAGCTCCGATTCCGTTACTCAATGCCAACGGTCAAATTAATTGAATCACTGGCGTTGGCTAGCGAAGGAAAACTAAAAAAAGAAAATCTCTTGCTTTGGTTTGCGGGGTACACATTACCCACATCGCTTGTTCAAAAACATGATTGAAATGGAGAATTTTAAACATGTATCTAACTCTAAGTGAACGTCGTGAACGAGCTGTGTTAACACTTGAGCAGGCTTTAAAAGCTTCTGTTTCAAATAGCAATGAATGTTTGATGGCTCAAATTGCAGAAAATAACGGATTTAATATCAATACGTTCCGTAACTCTATTAATCCGACAACCACAACCCATAAGGCAAATATTCACCACTTCGAAGCCATTCTTTCTGAAACGAAAGATGAGCGAATCATGGATAGTGTTTGCGCAATTCACGGGAATGCCGCTTGGTTTGAGCTTCCCGAAACTACATTGCTGGTCGATGCGAGTTTCATGACATCAATCGGAATGCTTGCTCGTGAGCAAGGTGATCTTTCTCAGTCTGTCGCTCAAGCAGTTGCAGACAAAATTATTACGGCTGATGAAGCAGCCATTATCCAAAAAGACGTCTTAAATCTAATTCGAGTTGCAGTGAATCTGTACGCAATGGTTGAAGCCTTTCGGGAGAATAAAGATGAGTAAAGTATGTTTTGTACCGAAAGAGTTTCGTCGTAATTCATTAGAATTAATCAATTTTATGAATGACTTAATTGGTTCGTATCAGCGCCAAGGATACGTTTTGACTGTACGTCAGTTGTATTATCAGTTGGTGGCACGTGATGTCATTACAAATGATTTGAACTCTTACAAACGTGTAGCCGCAATGATTAATGATGCAAAACTTGCAGGGTTAATTGATTGGGATGCTATTGAAGATAGAACACGTGATTTTATCGTTCGCTCAAGTTGGCGTTCTGTCTCAAGCATTCTTGATACATGTGTAAGTAGTTTTCATATGAATATGTGGCAAGACCAAGCTAATCAAGTTTATGTGATTGTCGAGAAGGAGGCTTTGGTGGGTGTGCTGGAGCGGACTTGTAAAGAATATGATGTCCCTTTGTTGGCGGCACGTGGTTATCCGTCTAGTTCGGTTTTGTACGACTTTGCCAAGAATCATATTACCCGCAAGCCTCATTGGAAAAGTCACACCATCATTCATTTAGGCGACCATGACCCATCGGGCTTGGATATGACGCGTGATTTATCTGAGCGTATTAATTTGCTTGCTGGTGGTTCACACCATATTGCAATTGAAAGAATAGCTTTAAATTTTGATCAAATTGAAGAACTAAAGCCACCTAAAAACCCTGCAAAAGATTCTGACTCTCGCTTTGATGCGTATAGGAAAAGATTTGGAACCTCAAGTTGGGAGCTTGATGCTTTAAGCCCTGAATTTCTAAATAATTTGGTTTCTTCAAAGATTGAAGAGTTCATTGATTACGATGAGTGGGAAGTGCGAAAAGAGGAGATATCCACGCGCAAATCTCAGCTACAAGAAATCTCAGACGGTTTTAGAGGGGAATAATCATGGCTCTAAGTTTTGATCAGGTGCGTGATGCAGCTCTTGGCCGCTGGAAAGATTTGATTTTTCCAGCCTTCGCCATGGTTGTGCCGGCAAAGAAAAATCAACATGGACCTTGTCCGATTTGTGGCGGTACAGATCGTTTTCGTTGTGATGATAAGCAAGGGAAAGGTACATGGCTCTGCAATCAGTGTGGTGCTGGAGATGGTTTTGAGCTGATTGTAAAGGCAAGAGGAATAGACCGATCTGAAGTATTAAGAGAAGTTGGGGCAGTCCTTGGTCTTTCTTCAGAAACTAAAGTTACTGATGAAGATCGTAAAAGATGGCGTGAAAAAGCTGAGCAGCAACGCATTCAAGCTGAAATAGATGAGCGTAAAGCTCAAGAAGCAGCGGCAAAGCGTGCAAAACGCATGTGGTCGACTAAATCTGTAGACCGAGATTGCCCATATTTGGATAGAAAACAGGTTAACAATCACGGTTGTAAGATCAATGGGAAGGGCAACCTATATGTGCCTTTATTTGATATAGATGGGAAAATTTGGAATATGCAGGAAATTCATGCAGATGGATATAAGCCGTATTTGTCTGGTGGACGTGTAAGCGATTGTTTTTATGTAATTGGTCAGATTGTTGAGCCTTATCAAATTGTTTGTGTAGCTGAAGGGTATGCCACTGCTGCAAGCATTTATGAAGCAACAGGTTACACAACCATTGTGGCCTTTCAGTCTAGTAATATCGATAAAGTAGGTATTGCAATTCGTAGTAAATATCCAGAGTTACAACTTGTTTATTGTGCTGATGACGATAGCCATTCAACACCACCAGATGCGGGTCTTAAAGCTGCGACAAAAGCTGTGGCTGCTACAGGCGGGATTGTGATTTTGCCCGACTTTAGTCAAGTGGTGAACGTATGAGCCTAGAGAATATTCCAGAGCAGCCGCATGCATCATCTAAACCACCATCGGACTTTAATGATCTTCATGTAATTGCGGGTTTAGGTGAGGTAGGACGGCAAATTCAGGAAGCCGTGTCAACAATCCCTCCGCTTGTTGTTGATTCCCCCGACCCCTTTGAACATGCCGACCAGTACTTGGGTCAAGTGGTCGAAAATGGTGCAGATAATTGGCCTTCATCACCACAAGAAATGATGCAAGGAAATGATTTTGAATTAGATTATGCTCCACCAATGAATGAAAAACCTTCTTCTGGTTTGCAAAAACAGGGGGATGTAAAAAGTAGTGACGACAAGTTAAGAGAGGCATTAGAGCGCTATGCTTTAATCAATTGCACGACTAATGTTTTTGATTATAAGACAAGTCACAAATTTAAAATTACTGCATTAAAGCATTCACTTGGTAATGCAAATTTTAATAATTGGACAAATCACCATTTACGTAAAACGATTGAAATTGATGAAGTTGAGAAAATTTTGATTGATCAGGCGGGTTCATCTACACCAAATATGATGAAAAACTGCATTCTTTTAAAGGGTGAAAGCTTTGTTTACGACAAGTCTTTAAATCGTGTAGTGACTTGGAGTGCTGTGCAATTGCTTTATCCACTGGAGTATAAAAAGTGGATTGAAAGTCCTACACGTAGTGAAATTGATTATGAAAACTTAATATTTGATCCGACTCGTAAGATTGATTCGGACCCGAATTATATCAATACATTCGAAGGTTATGGTGTTGAGCCTATACGTGATCAAGACTTTATAATTATTAATAAAATTGAAGCAAGTACACACTGCACAGCAATTTTAGAGATGATTAACAGCTTGTGTAATGATGATCCTGAAATTGTTGATTGGTTACTGAAATGGCTTGCTTATCCTTTGCAAAATGAGGGGCGGAAAGCCCATAGCGCTGTATTAATGGCGAGTCATATTCAGGGGTCGGGTAAAACCACGTTATTTGAAAAAATCATGGGCGGAATTTATGGAAAATATCACCGAATGATTACCTCCCAAGAGCTTGAGAGTCCTCAATATAACGGATGGCTCAATAATACTGCATTTATTTTTGGTGAAGAAATTGCCACAAATGCCACTAAGTACAATGTTACACCTTATCTAAATGCATTAATTACTGCTAAAAGCGTCACAATTAATGAGAAGCATAGGCCACAAAAACAGGTCCCTGCTTACTTCAATATGGCTTTTGCTTCTAATGAAAATATTCCATTTCCTTTGACTGGAGAGGCAAGACGTTGGTTTGTAATTGCACCAAAACAGAAGTTGGAGGAAAGCATTGCGAATAGGGTTCATGAGGAAATGCGAGAAGATGGTATTGCAGCATTTTATTCATACTTACTAAATCTGGACTTGACCGAATTTAAGCATGATAAACCACCTTTAACAGATGCCAAAAAGTCACTCATGAACGCAAGTAAGCGTTCAATTGAGGTTTTTATTGATGAATGGTTTGCTGGTGAAACTAAGTACCCTTGTGTGAGTTGCCAAGCAAAACAGTTGTATGAAGCATATAAGGAATGGGCTTCATCAACTCTGGAGCATAAATATTCATATAGGCGTTTTACGGATGACATCAAAAAAATTGAAGGTATCCGTTTATTGGAAAAACAACATTGGAGATATCAGAGAAAGCAGGGCCAGTCATTAATTGTTGCGGTGGGTGCTAGTCCCCAAGATAAAAATGCAATTGATTGGTATGGCGAAGGTGTAGATCGGTTCGATGAGGCTCAAAACGGAGGTTTTCCAAATGTTCTTGACAAGTAGTTTGCTAAACCCTAGATTTAGCACAAGAAATGTGGCAGTTCATGTGAACGATGGGAACGAGATTTCTAATGATTCACACGTTCGTTCACACAGTAAGGCATTGAATAATAAATATAATTTATTGCCATGTGAACGAAAGAACGATATTTCTTGCGCGCATACACGAGAGATTTTTCTCACCCCATCTTTTTTATCTACTTTCTACACTCTTATAAGAGTGAATTTCCTTACGCGCGAGTATTTCTTTATTCACTCATTCACATTTATAAATAATAAAATAAAAAACAAATACTTACTGTGTGAACGACTTGATTTTCTCATTCACACGTCGTTCACACGTTCACATGAACGCTATCCAAAATAAGAATAAGAGGATAGATAAATGGAAAACTTAATACGGTTGTTGAACCCTAAAACTGTTAATTATGAAGCTATTAGAGTTGATAACACTAAGCCGTTATACACAGCTCAAGATGTGATTCTAGCAATTAGTTATGCTCAACTGACACGTTTACAGGAGAATTTAATCAGATTGAAATGTTTGGGGGCAAACACGCCAGAAAATGTTTTGTTGTTTTCAGAGTTGCTAGCAGCAAAGTTTGATCAAGAATTTTGTGAGAAGGGTTTACGGTCTGAATATCGTATTGCCGTAGTTAAGACGGCTTTGATTGAATTTTGTATGGTATCTGGGGATTATCTACCATCCACACGAAACCGTGCAGTCTTCTCTGGGTTTTCTCATATGACGGTGAAAAACATAATGAGTAAGCATATTAATGAAAAGAAGGAGTTTTTTGATAATCAATATGAGATTGCAGAAGATAAAATAATGCACCAACTAAAAAAAGAAACCTGATAGATTGCTTTTTTATTAAAAAGAACTTGACAGGTTTTACAGTTTTCATCTACATTTCACCATAATGAAGAATTGTAAGTTTTAAAGTTAATTCCTTGGAGGCCTCGGCCTCATTTCAAAGGGCTGTATGTTTCGAAAAGCATACAGCCCTCTTTTTTTGAGGATTATTTATGGGCCGAAAAGAACGAGAGGAACACTGGAGACAGCAAGAGGCTATGGCAGCTAAAGCTGAAAAGGTTCTGGATCGTGCCAGTAAGAAGGGCAGTAAAGAAAAGACTTGGCGTGGTGCTACTTCTGAATTTATCTCAATGAATGAATATTGTAGTGATTGTGCCCGTCGCGGCTTTGTATCCGTAGCCGACAAGGTAGCCCACATAACAGACCCGAAAACAGATCGGGTTTTATTTTGGGATCAAAGAAATTGGCAGGCTTTATGTCTGTGTTGTTATTTACGAAAGATGGCTGATTGTTCCTTGGTTGTGCTGGAACCTATTTCGACCAAAGCTGATTTGTTTTTAGTTGAGGACTGAAATGTCTGAGGAAGTGATATTGCTGGGTGATCCGGTTGTATACCGCGATGACTTCAAAGGATTCGATGATGTTGGTGTTGTTGTTCAAACAGGGTCATGTTTCAAGGTGCTGTGGAACGGTGAACACCATCCACGCGTTCAAGTCTACGGTCAACTCCGTTTAGCTGATCTGGATGAAGTCGAAGCAGGGCAACGGTTTATCAAAGATAAAGAACATACATAACGTCCTATGGTAGCGAATAGGTAGTGTGTTGACAGCTCGGAAAGACGGCAAATGCAAGTCCTTGAAGGTGAGATGTTGGGGATTAGCAGATGGGGAATTTATCAATTACCTGAACCATTTTAAATCCGCAGGAAATTGATGACAGCTCGGAAAGACGGCACAAAGCAATACCCAATAATACTGACTGAGCCAAACGATACTCTTTAGGGGTATCCCTTTCAGGATGCGGAGCAGTGGCTTTGTTTACGCGTGAGCACAGCGGTGCGTTCAGGTGCTGAACTGAAAACACTGACAGCACGGAAAGACGGCACTCATATTTTTTATACCAAGGTGAATGTATGCGATTACCTAAACTTGGTTCATCAAATCTGCCAACCCTTAAAAGCAACCATGCAACCTTACCAAAACCTGAAAAGAATTATGGCAAGGGCCGTGGTGGTCGTTCATGGCGCAAACTCAAACAACAAGTGCATGAACGTGATGAGTGGACCTGCTGCGATTGTGGTTGCATAACCATGGAGCTTGAATGCGACCACATCGTAAACACGGCTCAAGGTGGTACTGATGATCTAGACAACCTTCAGTCATTGTGCAAGCCATGCCATGACAAGAAATCATTAGCTGAAAGCAAGGCAGGTATGCGATGACTGATAAAGATCGATTAGAGTTTGAGTTTAACTTTCCAATACCTGCACTGCTAAACCATGTTTCATATGATGCTAAGACTAATCTTTACTATGCAAAGAATGATTATGTACAGGCTCAAGAGTCAGTGAATCTAGGTTGGCAGCTGTGGCTGATTCAACAAAAGAAAATTGAATCAAAGGACAAGTTACTCATCCAACAAGGCCAAGCATACAACGAGCAAAGCCAGAAAGTTAAAGACTTGGAATACCAATTAGGTTTGGATTTTAAATTGGTCAATCCTGATGCGGTACTTGTGTTGGCAAGAGTTAACTTCTGTAAGTTCCATAGTGCTGAGCAAATGCGTAAAGAAATGGATCATTTGCATAAAGCGTTCAAGAAAGCGGGCAAGCAAGTCATTGTCTTTGATTCTGGTTATTCATTGGAAGTCATGACTGATGAGCAGCTGAGTGATGTTGGTTTAAAAAGAATAAATAGAACTAATGCACCAAAGGCAACAAGGGTTAAGTCTTCAACTATAACTGTTACGCTATCAGATATTGATAAAACCGATTCAACCTCATCTGAGGGTGATGAACTAAGACAACGGATTAATAAAGCAATAGTTCGTGGAACATCAAAACTAGTTGTAAAATAATGCACCTTTGTGGTGCATTTTTTAGGTGACGGGGGGTATCCAAAAATTATTTTTTGGGTCTCCGCGGACACCGCCCCCCTTTCTCATTTGCAGAAAATTTTCCTATTTTCAAAGAAGTAAATAAACTTTTTTAGAAAATAGATAAATTTCGATAAATCTTGCCAGAATTTTGCACTAAGGAGGTAAAAATGGCTTTAACCCAAAAAAAGAAAGCTTATGCCCAAGCAAGATTGCAGGGGAAGAGAACAAAAGAAGCTGCTGTGTTGGCTGGCTATTCTGAACGCTCGGCAGCTGCAAAAGGGAGCCAATTAGAAAGCGATCCCGATGTAGTTGCATATCTGGCGAGCTTGAATTCTCAGGGGGGCGGGGGGCTGGATGCCACACCATTAGGTGAAGCAGCTATTCAAGCTGAGTTTTTAGCGATGGAGAATGTATCAAATTCCTTAGAGTTTTTGAAAACAATTTACAAAAATCCACGTGTTGACAGAAAGATGAGGATTGAGGCAGCAAAAGCTGCTTTGCCTTATGAGTTCGGAAAAGTGGGTGAAGATGGCGTTAAAAAAGGCCGTGATAATGAAGCTGAAGAAGTAGCTAAAAAAAGTAAATTTGCTACAGCAGATGAGCAGCGCAAACAACAGCAAAGAGTAAGTTAGGCTTTAAATTTTTAGAGAGGCAAAAATGTTACATCCTGATAAGTTTTCAATAAATTTTTATTTAGTTGGTGAAACTAACGGATTTGCGAAAAGGATTTTAACTCAAGTACCTGAAATTGGTAGTCGATGCGTATTTAAAGATGAGCGCTATGAGGTAGTTCAAGTTGAGTATTGTCTTGATGAAGATGCTACCAATTACACGTATCAAGCGAGAATAAATATTGATTTAAAACCACTCTAGAGACCGCCAATTGGCGGTTTTTTTATAGGTAAAGTTATGTCTTCAATGTCCCCTATCTGGAGTACAGCTTGCCCAGATTGGGAAAAGAAGATTTTAGCAAAAGAATCTTTAATTGCCTGTAAGCCGTTATTTCCAGATGAAGCCGAAATGGCTTTGCGTGTATTTAAAGAATTAATCGTTGTCGATGTTTCGGGCAAGCCAACAATTGGCGAAATTACAGCTCAATGGGTTTTTGATTTCGTAGGAACTATCTTTGGTGCATATGATTATGAAAATAACCAGAGATTAATTAATGAGTTTTTCTTGCTCATTAGTAAGAAAAATACGAAATCAACAATGGCTGCGGGAATTATGCTCACAGCTATTATTTTGAATAGCCGTGAAGCAGCAGAATTCATCATTATTGCACCTACCAAAAAGGTAGCTGATAACTCATTTACTCCGATGAAAAACATGATTCGGGCAGATCCTGAATTAAATGCTTTATTTCATGTGGCAGAACATACACGAACAATTACCCATCGGACGACTAAAGCTGTCTTGACGGTAGTTGCTGCTGAAACAGGTTCGAGTGCTGGTGCTAAAGGTGCCTTTATTTTGGTTGATGAGCTTTGGGTATTTGGTGAACGTGCAAATGCTGAATCAATGCTTGAAGAGGCCACGGGCGGTATGGCTTCATTCCCAGAAGGTTTTTTAATTTGGTTATCAACCCAATCTGATAAGCCGCCAGCAGGGATATTTAAAAAGAAATTAGATTATGCCCGCAAGGTGCGAGATGGGGAGATTGATAACCCATCATTCATGCCATTGTTGTATGAATTCCCACAAAAAATGATTGATGATGAAAGTTATCTCAATCCAGATTTTTTCTATGTAACGAATCCAAATTTAGGACGTTCAACACATATTCGTTTTTTATTAAACAAATATGAACAAGCAAAAGAAAATGGTGATGAGTCAATTCAAATATTTTTAGCTAAATATTTGAATGTCGAAATTGGCATGAATAAACGTGCTGATCGATGGGCTGGAGCTGATTTCTGGATGCTGTCAGCCTATAAAGATAAGTTGTTTGTTGAGTCCATACTTGATTTAAGTGAGATCTGTACTGTTGGTTTTGATGGTGGTGGATTAGATGACTTGTTTGGAATGGGGGTCATTGGACGGGATAAAAATGATCGTTCAATTTGGTACTGCTGGAACCGAGCTTGGGCACATCCAATTGCGCTTGAACGTCGAAAAGACATTGCTCCAACGTTAAGAGATTTTCAGCAAGATGGTGATTTAGTCATTGTTAATGAAGTTGGTGATGATGTTCGTCAAGCGGGCATGATTGTTAAGCGTATTTATGATGCTGGCAAGCTTCCAGAAAGAGCGGCTATTGGTTTAGATAAATTGGGTATGCCTTCTTTGCAAGATGGTTTGCTTGAGGTGGGGTTACCCTTTGAGCTTCTGATTGCTGTACCTCAAGGATTTCAATTGTCTGGCTATGTTCAAACGACTGAACGAAAAGTTGCTGAAGGTAAATTTCTGCATGCTGGGCAACGAATGATGAATTGGTGTGTTGGCAATGCAAAGGGGGTCTATCAAGGTAATGCTATGACGATCCGAAAGCAAGAATCTGGTAAGGGAAAAATTGACCCATTAATAGCAACTTTTAACGGGGTTGCTTTGATGTCTATGAATCCCGAGCTTCCATCATCAAAAGTTAGTGTGTTTTTTATATAAGTTTTCTAATTTTCAAGCGACCTTTTTAGGTCGCTTTTTTTTGGAGTCAAAAAAGATGAAGCAAGCCTATAGTTTGCTCGAAATCAAAGCAGTTGATGAAGAGCAATGGGTGCTTGAAGGGATAGCGACAACACCAACGCCTGACCGTGTTGATGATGTTGTGGAGCCTAAAGGTGCTCAATTCACCTTACCCGTTCCATTTCTTTGGCAGCACGATAAGCGTCAACCGATTGGACAGGTTACTGAAGCAAACGTTACCGATGCTGGTATTCAGGTCAAAATTCAATTGACTAAACCTGATCAGGTTGAATCAGAAACTTTAAAAGTCCGTCTTCAAGAAGCTTGGGACAGTATAAAAACTGGTCTTGTTCGGGGGCTGTCGATTGGATTTCGTGGCCTTGAAGTAGCTGATATTCAAGGTACATGGGGCTACAAATTTATTAAATGGGATTGGTACGAGTTGTCAGCTGTAACTATTCCAGCAAATCAGGAAGCAACAATTACTGAGATTAAATCCTTATGTAATGAACCTCCAGCAAAAACACCAACTGAGCCACAACAAAAAACATTGCCTTGTGTGACACCTCAACCTGTTCATCCAACGTCAAAGCATGTCGTTGTGAAATTGTTTAATGAAGAATCTCAAGGAGTAAAGCTATGACGCTTGCAGAACAAATCGCGGCAATCAAAAAGTCCATTAGTGACAAAATGGACGAAATTGTAAAATTATCTGGTGCATCTATTGAAAAAGGTGTGACACCTGATGAAGAAACAGAAAGCAAAATCAAGGGTATTCAAGGTCAAGTAGATGTTTTAAAAACAAATTTACAGCGTCTTGAAGACATTGAAAAATCTCAAGCAGAATGGGGTAAATCTACTCCAGCAAAGGGACAGACAGCAAAACAAGGTAAAGATTCGGCTGGTGGAGTAATTGAGATAGTGGAAAATTTACCTAAAGGTATCGGTCTTGCAATGTTGGTGCGTGCAAAAGTAGCTTCTCAACAATTAGCTAAAAATCATAGTGAATATGTAAGTGCAAGTGATTTGCTGAAATCTTGGGATGCTCCAGAGCGCGTATTAAGTGTTGCTAAAGCAGTGGTCGGTACTACAACTAGTTCTGATTATTCGGCATTGGTTAATTCACGTGTTTTGGCTACTGAATTTATAGATCTTTTACGTCCACGAACAATCATTGGTCAAATGAAGGGTTTCCGAAAAGTACCTTTTAATATCACAATCCCGACTAAAACCAGTTCAAGTATTGTGAATTGGGTTGGTGAGGGACAAAAAAAACCAGTCACTAATCTATCTTTTGGTAAAACAAATCTTACATTCGCAAAAATTGCAGGGATTGTACCTTTTACGGATGAATTGGGACGTTTTTCTGATCCTAATGTTGATGAAATGGTATTGCGTGATTTGCAGGATACGATTCTTGAATTCATGGATGATCAATTTCTTAATCCAACCAAAGCAGAAACAACTGACAGCCCTGCTTCAGTATTGAATGGAGTGGATAAAATCACCGCTTCAGGTGTAACAGCAGATGCTATTCGTACTGATTTGCGCAAACTTCGAGCCAAGTTAATCTCTGCAAACATCTCGTTGACAGGGGTTTATTACGTGATGAGTGAAACCATGGCAAGTTTCTTATCAGACTTGGTTGATGCTTTGGGTAATCCAATCTTTAAAGGTATGGATGCGCCAGTTGGGGAGAAAACTTTAAAAGGTTTGCCTGTTGTTGAATCTGAGAAAGCTGGAAAGTGGATCGCATTAGTTAAGCCTTCTGAAATTTTATTAGCCGATGACGGTGGTATTGATCTCTCTGTATCAACTGAGGCAACTCTTGAGTTTAATGATGGTACAAATGACGTATCCGTCAATTTATGGCAAGAAAACATGGTTGGGGTACGAGCTGAGCGTTATGTGCGTTGGAAAAAACGCCATGCTAATGCAGCTGGCTACATCGATTATTCAGCTCAAACAATTGAATAAATATTTAGATTTAAAAAAGCAGCTCTATAGCTGCTTTTTTTATTCCTGTTTGTAAGAGGTTTCTATGTTAGTTGAATATCTCAAAGATGCGCCATTAGGTAAAAAGGGTCAGATTGCAACGGTGCAGGAATATGAGGGTAACGTTCTTACACTTTTGGGTTTTGCAAAGAAAATTAATCTGCTTTTAAACTCGAATGGCACGCCTGTTGTTGATGATTTTGGGTCATTTGTCGTTCTTGACAATGAAGAAAAACAGAGCAAAAAAGGTAAGAAGGGTAAATAAATGGGATTTTTAGGCAATATTTTCCGCAAAAAGTCCATTTCGCCCGTTACTGGCTCTAGTGTTTGGACTTCAATAAGTGAACCATTTACGGGTGCTTGGCAACGAAATATGGAATTAAAGCGTGAAGATTTGCTCTCATTTCATGCTGTATTTGCCTGTGTTTCGTTAATTTCAAAAGATATTGGAAAGCTACCCCTTGAATTGCGCAAGCAAGAGGGGGTTGTTTGGATTCCTACAAAAGCCAAGCGTTTTAAATTTCTTGAAAAACCAAATCGTTTTCAGACCATGCAGCAATTTTTGGAATATTGGATTATTTCAAAAATTACCCGTGGTAATACATACGTTTTAAAATTTCGTGATGCTTTTGGTGAAATCATTGGCCTTATTGTTTTAAATCCTGATTTAGTTAAGCCATTGGTTTCTGATTCTGGTGAAGTTTTTTATCAAATCAGTATTGATAAATTGGCCCAAGTGGGTGAGTCCATAATTTTACCTGCTTCAGAAATCATTCATGATCGGTGGAATTGTTTCTACCATCCTCTTGTTGGTTTAAGTCCTATTGTTGCTTGTTCATTGGCTGCATCCCAAGGTATTGCCATTCAAAAATATGGATCTAGCTTTTTTGCAAATATGAGCAGACCAAGCGGGATTTTGACAAGTGCTGGCAAAATATCTGAAGAAGATGCAAAAAATATTCGTGAAGCTTGGAACCAAAATTACTCATCAGGAAATGTAGGTAAGACTGCAATTCTTGGTGGTGATATGAAATATGTCCCAATGGCGATTCCTGCATCTGATGCCCAAATGATTGAGCAACATAAAATGAGTGCTGAGGTTGTTTGCTCAGTATTCAATGTTCCTGCCTTTAAAATCGGAGTTGGTGGCATACCCCAAGGCCAGAAAGTTGAGGATATGAACCTTATTTATTATGGGGATTGTCTGCAAAGTCTGATTGAAGCTATTGAGAATATGCTTGATGAAGGGCTTGAGCTTAAAAAGTCTGGATTTGAAGCATTTCTGAACCTTGAAGCATTATTGAGAATGGATTCAACGTCTCAAATGAACTTTTATGCACTTGGTGTTCAGCGTGGGATATTTTCACCTGATGAGGCGCGAGCCAAGTTTAATTATAAGCCCGTTGCTGGTGGGCATACTCCATATATGCAACAGCAAAACTTCTCTCTTGAAGCTCTTGCCAAGCGTGATTCTAAAGATGACCCGTTTGCTAACAGCAAAGGAGGTAAAAATGCCGCTGACAGTGAATGACGTTGTGCGTCACCTTAAATTTGATGCAGACAGCGCCGATCTTGAAGACTTACAAGATTTGCTTAATGCAGCAGAGCAGGCGGTTAAAGACCATGTGTTAAGCAAATTTGATGCTGAAAACTATAGTCAACGACGAGCAATTTTATTGCTTTGTGGTTATTACGATAAATATCGGAATTTAGAGGGTAAAATGCCCACTAATGGTTCTTTTCTGCCTCAACCAGTATTAGCTTTACTTAGTCCTTATTACACTCCTTTGGCAATGTAGATATGGATGAATTTATTGAGTGGGTAAAACAAACGCCACATTATAAAAACCTCATTTTTATGCATGGAGATTGTCTCTTCATTCGTGAAAATGGGGTTTTTAAGATTTTGGCAATTCAATTGGCTTATGAATGCTGGACAAAAAAATGACATGTTCAGGATGTGAGGCGAGACGTGAGTGGATTAAACAAAACCTCCAGCGAGCAGAACGAAAGCGGAAATTGTTGCTGCAATGGCTCGCTGGTCAGCGAAATGATTCTACTGATTCGGGATTTAATGCAGGGCATCAAAGCCCAGAACGAGGTGATGTCACAAATCATGGACCAGAACAGTGAGTTAATCTCAATGTTGCAATCAGATGATGAAGATGATGACGATAAACCTGAATATTTGAGTGAATAGTTATGTCGGGTGTAAGTGCTGGCGAGCTTTGCCATCGAGTCACAATACAACGTGATGAAGGCTCAAAAAGAAATGAAGATGGTTATCCAGATCCTGCTAATTGGCAGGATTTTTTACATTTATGGGCCAAATTTACCCCTTTATCTGCACGTGACTTAATTGCGGCCCAAGGGAATCAATCACAAGTCATTGCACGCTTAAAAATACGACATCGAACAGATATTGATAGTTCAATGCGCGTCATTTTTCGTGGTGTTAAGTATGCGATTGATGGTCCTGCTTTAGATGATCCTGAAACTGGAAATATTTACAGTACTTTTTTGCTTTCAAGTGGGGTGGAAAAGTTCAAGGAGGATTAATTGGACTCCTTTGCAATCTGGAGTGGTGAAGAGGATGTATCACGTAAATTAAAACACTTAGCTGAACCGAAAATAGCAAGACGTATAGCAAGAAAGGCCGCGCGAAAAGGATTTAATAAGGTGCGTGATGCTGCTCGGCAAAACGCTAAATTAATTGATGACCCTGAAACTAGTGCAAATATTGCAAAAAATATCAAAGTTGCAGCAGGAAAGGTTGGTAATAGGGACTTAATTAAAATGCGTGTTGGCATTGATGGCGGTGCTTCATTTACCAAGTCAGTAGCTAAACCAACAAGTGGTGGTGATACACGTCACTGGCGTTTTGTTGAGTTCGGTACAGCATTTGTTCCTGCTATTCCTTTTATGCGTGTAGCCTTTTTTAGCACAATTGATGACGTGATCGAAACCTTCGCCCAAGTCTTTAGTGATGAATTAAATAAGGAGTTGGCGCTATTATGAGTTACCTGCCAATTTATAGAACTTTAAAAGAATCTCCTGCTGTTGTTGCATATTTAGGTGCTGAGCCAAGAGTTTATGTAGATATAGCACCAGAAGGGGCAACAGTTCCCTATGTTGTTTGGCAAGAGTTGGGGGGTAAGTCCTTAAACTATGTCGATAACATGCCAGCCGATAATGATGACGTGATGTATCAATTAAAGGTGTATGACACTAAAGCGGATCGTGCATCTCAAGTACGTACCACAGTTCGTAAAGCATTAGAGCTTTACTGCTACATATTAAACCCGCGTATTAGCGGTGTAGACCCTCAAACTAAACAATATTTCCGCGGCTTTGATGCCAGTTGGATTTATGAAACCTAATTTAATTATTTAAACATTAGCACCTTTAAGGTGCTTTTTTATTGCCTATAAGGAGCAAATCTCATGGCTAAAAAAGGTATTGTCGGTAAAGGTACAGAATTTTGGGCATTGCATGGCACTATTCCTACATTGACCAAATTACTTTGTATTAAAACCTTCGATTGGGGGGATGAAAACTACGATGAATATGACAGTGGTTGTTTAGATGATCCTGATGTGGACCAAAGTGAGTTTATTCTTGGTAAGCCGGGCGACGGTTCTATTGCGATTGATACTGACCCAAAAAATGCAACGCATTTAATGGTGCTTGAATTTGCAAAATCCCTTGAAAATTTTGTTCTGTACGCTGGTTATTCCGACGGTACAGGTGTGCCGACTATAACAGGTAATGTGGTGGATCTTCCTGACACACGCTCATGGTCATATGCAACAGTTAAATTGCGTCGCGGTAAGCCAGTGATTGAGGCGAAATCACTCGTTAACCATAGCTTACCGTTACGTCGTCAGTCAGAAATTATTGATGAGTGGATGGTTCCAGCATGATGAAGCTAAAATCATTAAAAAAGGTGACGAAAGTTGCTGCACCTGTTGAGCGGACAGTGAATTGGTCTGTTGAAGTTACTGAAGAAAACTTTGATTTTCTTCGGGATTCAACAGGAAATCTTGAGCTTCAGTTTGGTGATATGGTGGACCTTTCTGGTCAAGTCTTTATTAAGCGTCTGAGCTTTGAAGATATTGAAGCAACTTCAAAAGCCTACCAATGGGACTTTGATTTTGAAAATATTGAAAACTCAAAAGTTATTGGCCTTAATCACCGTCTTCTACGTGCTGCTCAGTTATTGGGATCGGTTTGTGAAGATGAAAAGGGTACTAAGTTCTTTGAGTCGGTAGATGATGTATTTGATTCGGACCCAACTTTTGTTGAAGCCTTGTACCAAGTTGCTGACTTGGTGAATAAATTTTCGGGAAAGTCTCAGAAAAAGAATTCGAAGAGTACGAATTCTGGTGTGAACTCGTCATCTGCGGAATCGGTGGAAACCGAATCGAAGACACATGGCGAAACTTAAGTAACTGGGAAGTTAATATCTGGCGAGCTTATCGTGCAAAACGAGGCTCGCTTTTTGTTGGTCGTAGAGTTGAGCAAGCCATAGGTAATTTAATGGCCTTCTATCACAATGGGAAAGTAAAACCAGAGGATCAGGTTGATCCAGAGGATTTAATGCCTCATGAAGATGAGGTTGAAACGACCTTTGAGCAAGAAGCAATGAAGCGAAGACGAAAACAAGAGGGGTAAAGCTGTTTAAATTTGGATTGAACAATCATATTTTTCAACTGGACTAGTTACTAAGATACCGCATAGGTTGTTGCGCTTTGGAAAAATTTGGATTAGTCTAATTCTGCACTGGCAAAATCCAGTGTCAGCTTTGGTCGGCTGATTTTTTTCAGGGAGCACAATCCGCTCATGCGGTTTTTTTGTGCTTAATGCATAGCTTTGCCTTTTATGGTAAGGCGTGCAGGGACACCTTCGGGTGTGCTGTATCTCTGGAAGCAGTCGACCAACCCTGTACGTCTTGCCACCTTAGTTTGGTCGCTTGGTGGTGAGTATTTCCTATTCCAGTGGAGTATTCATTATGAATGCATTAATTTTCCAATCAGCAACTTTAAATCCAATTCGTCAAAATGATGGTCAAATTTGGGTAACTGCTGGTGATCTTTCAAAAGCTTTAGGCTACAAACAAGAAAATGCTGTAAGTAAAATCTTCAATAGATATTCCGATGAATTTACATTTTGTATGACTCAGATTATTGAGAATCCTCGCATACCCAATTTGGGTATACGGATATTTTCATTACGGGGTGCTCATTTAGTTGCCATGTTTGCGCGTACTCCAGTCGCTAAAGAATTTAGAAAATGGGTTTTAGATGTTATTGAGAAAAAAGAGTCTAGTCCTAAAAAGAAAATAGATTTGAGTCAGTTCGTCACTAAAGATTTACATAATCGCATGGCATTAAAATATCACCGTATGTTTAGACAATACGATGATCTTGTAGACCGTTTGCGGGATCAAGTTGATGAAATGCAGCGTAAATGCCGTCGATATGATATGAAATTACACAATGATTCAATTCCTCTGGATTTGGCTGCGATTCGTTTGGGTGTAACTCAATCCAAAATTAAGCAGTTATTAATTGATGAGCGATTGATAGAGGAAAGAACACCTTATATTGAAACGGATAAGAAGGTTTTAAATTTAACTAAACGTGGTTTAAAACTTGAATTTATTTTTATTCGTTCAGAGATTATAGAGGGTGATGTACAGGATATTATTATGATTACTGATGATGGTACTCAATATTTGAAAGGAATGTTGAATAAGTAAGTTTGTGTAAAAATAAAACGAATAGTATTATCCCTACCATTAATAACAAATGGTGGGGATTTTTCTTGAAAAAAATACTTTTTGTCTTAATGTTTTTGAGCACTTCTGCATTTTCAGCTAACGATCCTTTGAAAGAGGTTTCGGATGTAGTAGAACTGCCTAATATGAATCAAAAACAAATATATGATCAGTCCAAAATTTGGATGGCTAAATCCTTTAAATCTTCAAATTCTGTTATTCAGTATGAAGACGTTAATACTGGAACTATTATTGGTAAGGGAAATATGAAGTATCCATGTAAAGGAACATGGAATTGTTTGGCTAATGTAGATAACTTAATCTTATTTACGATCAAGGTTGATACTAAAGATAATAAAGCGCGCATCACTTTCAATGATTTACAATTAAGAACTAATCCTCGCAACAGTGGGGGTATTGTTGTTCCACCATATGAAGGTGGGATATTTGTTCCTAAGGATAAAGAGATGGTTGAGGCTGGATTAAAAGATGTGATTTCTAAATATCAGCAAGATATTCAAACTCAAAAATCAGATTCTGATTGGTAAAAATTTAAATAATGGAAAAGCCCCGTTTAACGGGGTTTTTTTATGTCTGGAGAAAAGGTATGGCAACAAATCTTGGTACTTTGACCTTAAACTTATTGGCAAATACTGGGTCATATATCCAAGGTTTGTCACGTGCCGAGCGTCAGACACGCAACAGTACTAAAGGAATGGCTGATGGATTTGACTTGGTGGGCAAATCTTTAACAGTGCTTAAAGGTGTTGTAGCGGGTCTATCTGTTGCAAGTGTTACTTCATTCGCTTTAGAGGTAATTCGATCAGGTAATGAAGTAGATCGTTTTGCTAAGCTTGCCAACTCTTCTGTATCCCAGTTTCAATATTATTCTAAGGGTGCTTTAACTGCTGGTATTAGTGTTGAAAAATTCGCCGATCAAATGAAGGATATGCAAGACCGTATCGGTGATTTTCAGCAAACAGGGGGTGGACCACTCGCAGACTTCTTCGAGAATATTGCGCCATTGGTTGGTGTGACCATTCAACAGTTTCAGAAGTTATCAGGCCCTGAAGCATTACAGCTTTTTTATACATCTTTAGAAAAAGTTGGGGCTACAAAAAACGACATAAAGTTTTACATGGAGCAGATAATTTCTGACTCTTCCCAGCTTATTCCGCTTTTGGAAAATAACGGAAAATTATTTAAAGAGTGGGGGGATAGAGCTAAAGAAACTGGCGCAATTATGTCAGATGACATGGTTGGAAGTTTGGTTGAAGCTCAAAAAAATTTACAGATTTTTGAAATGCAATGGGAAGGTCTGAAAAATGGTCTAGTTGCTGACGTTATCCCAGCTCTTCAAATGGTTGTTGAAAACACCGATACGATTAAGGCAGTAGCGGTTGCAGCAGCTGCTGCAATTGGTACAAAGTTAGTTGTACAAGGCGCTATTTTAGCTGGCACATTTACTCTGGCAGCTATACGTGCTGGCGTAATGGAAGCTACATTAATTAGTATGCAAGGTGCTGCTGTTACTACAGCAACCTCAATGGGAATATTGCGAGGTGCAGTTGCATTTCTTGGTGGCCCAGCAGGTTTGGCAATGTTAGCTGTTCAGGCTGTCGTTGCTGGTGGTGCTTACTATGCAATGAAATCTGCTACCGATGAAAGTACAAAGTCCTTTGATGATCAAGGTGAATCAATTGATGGTTTAATCGGTAAATATGATTCATTGAGTGAAGCCAAGCAAAAAGCGTTTTTATATGATGAACAACAAAAGCTGATTACTGCTACTGAAGAATATGAGCAGGCTGAAAACCAAGTTGCTGCCTATGCAAGTAGTATCGCAAATGTTGCTAAAGTTAGTAGCCAGTCAGCACAATTGATTGAAGAATGGCGCAAAAAATATCTTGCGGGTGAAATGACTGCTACTGAATTATCTAATCTAATCGGATCCCTTAGTGATGTTCAGGGTGCATACAACTCGCATATGGTCGAGTACGCGGGCATAGCAGATAAAGCAAATACTAAATTGAATAATCAGAAAGGTTTAGTAGACAGCTTGTCAGATGCAAATCGTAAAGTGACCAAGACTCAAGAGGACCAAAATAAAGCTTTAGATGGCGCTGTTGCTAAGTATCAGTTACTAACAAAAGCACAGCGAGATTATATTTTGCAGGCAAATCAAGATGCAGCTCGTCAGAAATACATTCAAGACACTATGCGCTTGGGTGGATGGTCTAAGGACAAAGCGGAGTTCTTTGCTGATGCTCAAGTTAGTGCAAATGGTGAAAACGCTTTTAAAGCTCCTTTACCAAAAGATGTTGTCTTGGCTGCTAGAGACAACTTTAGCCGTAAAAACTATGACTTTAAGCCTAGTGAGCTGGCTGCAATTGCAAAGGTTCAAGGTATTGCCAAAGCAAATAATTTTGCTCAGATTGAAAGTTTATATGGGTTGCCAGCAGGTACATTGGCTTCCTTGGTGCTTCAAGAGTCGAGAGGAAATGCAAAGGCAATTAGCCAAACTGGTGCTAAGGGTTTATTTCAAACAACAGGGATTTTTAGAGAACAGTATGGTTTAACTTCTAAGAGTTCAATTGAAGAGCAGGCAGTAGCAGCAGCCAGAGATTTGCAAAAAAATTATCAAAAATTTGGTGATCGTGCAAAGGCATTGATGGCGTATAACGCTGGGGCTGGTGGACTGAATTCATATTTGAAAGGTGGGTTATCTTCAGATAAACGAAAGGAGGTTGCTGGCTATGTCCCTGGTTTTCAAAAATGGTTTGCTGGAGTAAGTGGTAAAACTGCTGTAGACAATTCAATTTTAATGCCTAGTCAGTCTGATCAGCTTAGCCTTATTGCTGATGCAGCCGCATCACAAAAGGCTCTTGATGATGCCCGAAAAGATGTAGATGCAAAGTACTACTCAGAGTCTCAACAACTTGCGAAGGATCATCAAGATCGGCTTGATAAAATTACTGAAGCCTATGGAGGCACAGACCAGCTAAAAGCTAAGGTTGATCAAGAGAATAAGCTTTACGCCTCTCAAACTGCAAAATTAACGGCTGATAAGCAAAACGAGTACAACCAGTACTTTGCTTTTGAAACTGATCGTATAAAGCAAATTGAACGCGATTATGAAAATCAAAAGCAGCTTATTGATTCTAATGTTGAATATGAGTATGGCAAGTCTCAGAAAGCTTTAGAAATTAAAGCTGCTCTTGATCGTCAAAAAGAACAAGATATTGCATGGGAGAAACTTGAGCAACAGCAAAGATTAAGTGATGCGAGTGCCTTTTTGCGAACTGAAATTGAAAATATTCAAGTTCGGTATGCATTTGAGCGTGAGCAAATTTTACTTAATTCTCAAATTGCTAAAGATGAGCAGCAACAGCGAATTGCATTATCAAAAGCTCAAGAGCAGTTAGGGCTTTTGGATCAGGCGGTTCAAGCGAGTGGCGCATGGGATAGTACATATGCTGATATGAATGGAAGTGGACAATTTAATCAACTTGATCAGGAGCGTAATGGTCGAGTTTCTCAGTCGCTTAATTTGGCAAATTCCCAAGATGCATTGGCTAAGACTGCTGCGGAACGTGAAGCAATCTGGCAGGCACACAATGACAGGATGGCTCTTATTAATGAGGCTTATTGGTCGTCATCAGCCCAGTTGCAATTGGGATATGGTGAGCAAATAACAGGATCATTTGCTGATATGGCAAAAACTATGTATGGGGAGCAATCCTCGGCATATAGGATAATGTTTGCGACTCAGAAAGCTTTTGCGATTGCACAGTCATTAATAGCTATCAGTCAAGGTATTGCCATGGCTGCTGCAAATCCATTTCCATATAACTTGGCAGCTATGGCTACTGTTGCTGCATCAACAGCAGGGGTTGTTGCAAATATTCAATCTGTTGCGGGTGTTTTCCATGGTGGTATTGATAATGTTCCAAAAGAATCATCCTATTTGTTAGATAAAGGTGAGCGCGTTTTATCACCTCGTCAGAATACGGACTTGACCCGTTATTTGAATGCCCGAAGGAATTCGGATGTGGGTAATGGAGTGGTTGTAAATGTAAATGTTCCAGTTGGGTACACCGCTAAGCAATCTCGTGATTCTAATGGGAATGTAACTATAGATATGGTTAGAAGTGAAATAGCTCAATCTTGGGATAATTTAAACCGTGCAAACAGTGATGAATCTAGGGCTGTTATGGATAATTTTAATGTGGGCCGTAATCGGGGAGGTTAGAGGTGGATAGATTCATGCTTTGCCCTCTGAAAGAGGGCTATAGCTTTACTGCGGGCAATAATTTAAGAGAGCAAGAATTAGAAGGGGGCATGCCGCGGCAAGTCCCCTTTTTTATTGGTGCTGTTCATCGTGTAAAGGTAACAGTACTTTTAGATAAAAAGGGTAAGCGTCAATACTTCTGGGCTTTTTGGCGGCTTAAACAGCGTAAACCTGAAAACTGGCTTTGGAAATTATCTTTAGATAATGGGATTTCTGAAGAGTGCGAATGCCGCTTTATTTCATCCTCACTACCAAGTGAATCATATCGAAATAAGACGGTCATAAAGGTCACTTTTGAAGTCTTGGTTAAACCGATTTATCGAAGTGAAATTGATGATAGGAATATTGTCAATTATCGCCAAGGTGGTTTAACTCCAGACGTTGAGAAAATCCCGAATGAGTGGTTCCCCGCAGCAACTGGAGTCAACAATGGCTAAGATCACCCCAATTATGCTTTCCATCTTTGATCAATCAAGTGGATCGGTTGGTCTGGTTGAGTCAATTGAAGTTACTCACCCAAATTGGTCTGAGGCTCTACGTTATGTTGTTAACTCAAGTGAGCCTTTGATTTTGACTCATGAGGATGGTCAGTCATTTGAATATAAACCAACTGTAATAACAGTTGAGCGAGGAAATGAGCAAGATAATCTTGATCAGTCTATGAGGGTTTCAGTTGCGGATTTAGGGCAGCAAATCCCTGATTTAATAGATCAGGTTTACCTTGATGATGTGCCGATTTTGCCCGTATTGAACTATAGAGCTTATCTCACTGGTGTATACACCGAGCCGTGTTTTGTAGATAAGGGGTTGCTTATTGAAAATGTCTCTCGAAGTTATAAGGGGTCTACGTTTGAAGCCAGTGCACCTAATTTAAACGATTCGGGCACTGGCGAGCTTTATGTAGCTAGTACTGATCCCAGTTTAAAAGGGTTTTATTAATGGATATCAGACCTTTATTTCACCTTCGATATGATCCAATTAATTTTCATTGTGTTCACTTTGTGATTGCTGCTGCAATGCACATTTATCAACTGGATTACTCGCCATGCTTTATCGGTTTAACTGGCTCAATTGATGAGACTTTAAAAACGTCCCGTGAAACGGTTCACAGGAACAAGCTGATTAAGAGGCCTGTTGAAGGCTGCATTGTCTTAATGACACACATAAACGGAAGCTCGCATGTCGGGCTTTTTTTTCGCCATAAGGTTTTTCATTTAACCGAACAAAGTGTGCAGCGGATCACCCTGCATCAGGCTGGAAAGATATTTAAAAGGATTCGTTATTATGAGCCGAATTTGTATCATCAATAATGCACTTGATGGATCCGAAGAATATTATGTAGAAACGGATAGTATTTTATACACTTTCATTCAGTACAAAAATAAGCATCCACAAGCTCGTATTTTTAAAGGCAACCCATGCCCTGAAAATAATATTACACCTGCTGGATCTAGGGATAAACAGGCAATTGCACGGTTAATGGAATCAAACGATGACTGTACGATTGTTCTATATTCTGGTGATTTAATTTCAGCGGTTAACTGGGTTGTCGGAAAAGTAATTGGCGCTGGTATTTCAGCTATCGTGAAAGTTCCTAAAGCACCTCTTAATAATGCCGGCACAAACACAGGTTCAAGTAATAACAATCTATCTGATCGTGAAAACCGCCAGCGTCTTAAGCAACGTGTTCCGTTTGTTCTTGGACGCGTAAAATCAATTCCAGATTTATTCGCTCCAGTCGTTCGTTATTTTAAGGATGATGTTGAGGTTGAAGAAACCTTGATGTGTATTTGTGAAAACCATGTTCAGGTTTCAGATTTTAAAGAGGGTGACACTCCAATTCAGGAAATTTCTGGAACGAGTGTAACTGTCTATGGAATTGGACAATCTTTAACGGGTACGGCAAATATTTACAAGTGGGGAGATACATTTGATCAACCGCCAATGATTGCCAAAAAGACTTCATCGGTGAATGGTCAAACTGCTTTACCACCAAATAGCACTCGTATTGAAGCACCAGATATTTATTTTCAATTTCCAAATCTGATTAAAACTACCAGTTCAGATACTGCTGGTAATTTTACAAAGTTTGTGGTCAATGATTCTTTGATTATCTCTGGAGCAAATTTCGGCATAGCTGATTTAAATATCACGGGTGTTACCAATGTTGATCCAGTAAACAAAACCTTATCTATTGCTTCAGATCAGACTGTGACAGGGTATGACACCTACAGAAAGATTAACGTAACTTCGCTACTAGTGACCGATCCAGTAAACGGACAATTGGACCTTGCAGGTTTATATGATGTGACCAGCATCATATATAGCGGGGGAATCTATACGATTACTTTAACTAATCCGACAAATACCAATATCAACTTTTCAAGCCTGACCGAGACTGCAACAGAAAATATCTCTGCTAGTTTGACTGCAAACAGTGCGAATATTTTTCTTGATGGCAGTTATCTAGTTGCTGGTATTGATGTTGAAAATAAAGAGATAGCTTTAGCAACGCCAAGTACTGTAAATCCTGATTGGTATAAATTGGCAGATATTACTGATCAGAAAACGGGTCTGGGTACAATTAAGCTTCGCGGAAGTAATGAGAACTACATTGGGTGGTTCACCATTGATTCAAAAGATGCCACGGGGTTGCTGCTGAACTTTCAAGCTTTGAACGGTATTTATCAAGGTTCTGATGCCAAGACTGTAGATTTAAGTGTTGAGTATCAAAGCGTGGTGGCAGGTGTACCTACTGGCACAATTTTCACAAAGACGATTTCTTTAACTGGTAAGCCAAATAACAGAGATAGCGTCGGCGGTTCAATGTGGATTGAACTTCCATTCTCTGGAGCTGTGCGGTTCCGTGCACGTCGTACAAATGACAATGGTGACTCGGCAGATTTATCTGATGAAACCAAGTTTGTAAGCGCCTATGCATACCATTATTTGCAAAAACTGGTGTATGACAATCGGACTTTATTGCGCAGTAGAACACAAGCAACGCGCACAGCCACTGCTTTAGATAGTCGTGAGTTGAACTGTATCGCTGAAAGCTTGGTTTATAGTTATAGAACAGGTGTGCGTTCTGAAACCCGTATTCCTTCGCGTAACATTGCTGATCTGACTATTGAACTTGCTTTACGAGAGAAAATTGGTCGACGGGTTATTTCTGAAGTTGATGTGGAAGCTTTATATCAAGTGGTAGATGAAATTACTGAATATTTTGGTTCACCCAAACTAGCAGAATTTAACTATACGCTTGATGATGCTAACCAATCATTTGAAGAAATTATGGGAATGATTGCAGCAGTAACATGCTGCCATGACCGAAGAAGTTCACTTACGCTTTATTATGATTTTGAACGCTCAGATAATGTGCCAAGCATTTTATTTAACCACCGAAATAAAAAGCCGCAATCTGAAACACGGACAGATAGTTTTAAGGTTGAAAACTATTACGATGGCGTAGAACTCACTTATGTTGATAGTGAAGACGGATGGATTGAAAAAACCTTAAAGATACCTGATGACCAGATCAATAACCCGCGCAAAATAACGGGTTACGGGATTGTCTACAAACAACAAGCGCATATTGTTGCTTGGCGAACATGGAATAAGTTGCGGTATAAACGAGTTTCTTGCCAGTATGAAGCATATGCTGAAGCTGAGCTGGTCAATCAAGGGGATGTCATTGCATGTGTTGATGATACTCGGCTAACGCCTATTTTTTTGGGTGATCCTGATCAAATGGTTTTATCTGGTGAAATCTTGGATTGGAATGGTTTAACGATTACAGGTTCACAACCATGTACTTTAAATCCCGATCATGAATTTTTCATTCATTTGCAGCTCAAGAATAAAATGATTGATGTCATACCAATCGTACAGGGTGAAAACAGTTTTCAATTTGTGCTTTCACGTCCACCAAATGAATCTCTGGTGACTAAGGGAGAGGTCAAGACCGTTTATTCAATTACAGCTGATGATCGCCGAAATGATCAACTTTTTTTAGTGACCAAAAAAGATGTTAAAGGCATTTTTCAGAATGGTCTTACATCAATTAATTTTGACCCGCGTTATTATCAAAATGATAATGACATAAAGAACAATTTAGTCTGAGTGAATTTTTAAAGAGTCCCCGCATTTGCGGGGATTTTTTTTGGAGAAAAAAATGGATGAGATGCTTGAGCCTGAAGATATAGCGGGTGCGAAGATTGACCTTGAAAATATTCGTCAAGGTGCTGCTGAAGATATGGTTGTTACTCCTCGCTCGGGTTTGCAATATGAATCATTGCCGAGGGTATCTCGTTTGGGGAAAGAGGGATTTACTGCTGCGATTCAGAAAGTTGAAAATGTCGGTGGTTACATTTCAGTGCCGACATTGCCGATTCTTAATGCATACATGCCTTTGTATAACTATCAGTTAGCTCGGGTAGAAGCCACTGGGGATGAATATCGCTGGGATCCGACAGTTACGCCTACACCGAAATGGGTAGCCACTGGACGCAACTATCTAAACGATGCAAAGTTATACATTGATAAGTCAATTAAAAAAGGGCCTGCAAAGCCTTTTTTTGCTGTAGTAGCAGCAAATGATGCACCTGTTTTTTGGGTTGATGAAAATTGTGAGCTTTGGACATTTGGGGCGCAGTTTTCTATTAATCAATTGCTTGCATTATTACAAGATAAATCTAAGCCTTTAATTAAAAATAGTGGGAGAGTTATTTTTAACTCAACCGATTTGAATGGTGACTCTTATTTTCGCATTGGTCAGAACGGATATTTATATTTATTTGATCAACAATTATCAGTGCAAGAGCAGTTCAAAGCTATCAATGACCAAAGCAAAGCAGCAACGCAAAATATAAAACTGAAGTCGGTTGGAGTAATTAAAAAGCGTGATTTATATAACGCTGATTATTTAGAGCGTTTAAATAGTATTCGTGCAATGTCACCTTACGTTTGCCCTGTGCCGCGTTGGATGAGTAAGCAAAGATTCACTCTAGGCCAAAATTGGGTAAATGACATCAAGCTTACTGTCCCAAGTGAGCGTGTAGTTATTGCTGGCTATGATCCTAGCTGGCGTGAAGATATTGGTGTTGTCCATCCTCAAATTATCGAATTTGAGCAACAAATGGCAGGGTATAAGTGGTGGATGAGTATAAATCCATATACGGGAACAAATGAGGATATTGAATGGCCTTACATTTATGGATCAAATGATCCTGAATTAAAAAAATGGGAATTAATCTCTGGATTTCCAACTCCATTTGACCGTGATCCTCCAAATATTAATGGGGTTACGAGTGGCTTTTTGTCAGATTCTGGTTTTGTTTACGATGTTAAAAGGGGGGAGTTGATTTTATTTTGGCGTCGAACTTTGCGTTATGACGGTCAAACAACGTTAGACAAAATTACCAATGAGATCGTAGCAAAAGCTACTTGTGACGGTAAAAATTGGTCGGACTTTATCTGGTTGAGAGATGCTTATTTTGTTAATAATGGATCTGAATTAGATGAAATGTTAAGCCCTAATATTGTTTATAACCCTTCTGATGATTTGTATTACTTATACGCTATTAGTAATGGAAAATTATATTACCGTACAGCTGAAGATGTTCGTAGTCGGCAATGGTCTGCTAAGACTGAAGCTATTTTAAATGGTTTCCCTACTGAAACTGCAATTTGGCATTTTGATATGCGTTTTGTTGGTGACAAATTGGTTGCTGCTCTTCATGTCGATTCGGTGGACTCATATTACTGTGCGGTGAGTGACGACATGCATAATTTTGTATCCAGTCCCATCACAATCATCACAAATGAAAATCCAAATCTTTATAAACCGACATTTCTGCCAATTTTAAGTGATAGCACTTTTAAATTGCGGTTCATTTTTACTTCAGATCAGGCGAGTACGCCTCGTTGGCAATTAAAAGTAGCAGATACCACAGTTGTATCAATTGGAGATTAAAACATGACAGTATTTGTACAATCAAACGTAAGCGTAATTTTAAAAAAGCTTACAGATTTGGGGATTCCCAATCTAACAGGTTCATTGGATTTTCGTGATGCAACTTATAAAGTTGGATCAAATTCTGTTGCATTAACTGATGTTTTGGCGTGTACGCGAAATAACACAGCTGGTTCATATAACGGGATGTTTGATTATTCTACAGTAGCCAACAATTTGCCTCGTATTTCAACAGATCCATCTACGATGAAGAAAGGCTTGATGGTCGAAGCAATGTTTGTGAATTCATTGCTTAATAGTACAGCTCCAGTAAATAGAACTTTAACTTTTGGTCTCGGTTCGAAAGTTGCAATGGTGCTTGAATGTATTGGCACAGGATCGGTTGAGATATTTTCAAGTGGTGTTTCATTAGGTGTAGCAACTGAAAGCAGGCCAGTTGTGTATATCAATACTACAGCTGCAACGCAAAACCTCAACTTGAGTTTAGTCGTTAGCGGAACTCTAGAGTATTACTGCTTATACTCTGGAACGGGCAACCGTAAACGAGTGACTCGTATTGTGACAGGCGCGGCAACCGCTACTTATAACAGTGATGTCATTAAACTGAATGAAAGCCAGCTTGCTGCATTATTTAACAATGGTGAAGGTTGCGTAGTGATTAAGCAGGCTTTCCCGTTGGGGTTATTTGATCGTAATCAAACTACATCAACAACTTTACCGTTCTTTCAATTTCTTGAAGCCTCTTCTGATAGCGGAATTTTTGTCAATCGAATGGAAAACGGTATTAGACCAAACTTTTTGCGATTAAAAGATTCGGTTATTGAGCGTTTTGTGAATAGTGCAGAATTATCTGAAAACAATACGATTGCAATAAACTTTAGCAAGACAGGTGCAAAGCTTGCTATGAACGGGAATGTCGGTCAGAGCTTAGCATTTAATGCGGCTATAGATTTAACTCGTATGTATTTCGGGTCTGGTATTACATATACAACTAATGGAACTCAGGTATTACAAGAAATACTATTTTTTAATCGGCAGCTTACAGACCAAGAATTGTTAGCGATTACTACAAGTTGAAAGGCTCTCTATTGAGAGCTTTTTTATTGCCAGTTTCTGGAGAAATGGGTCATGGCAGATAATCAGCAAATTATAGATACGTCGACAGCATTGGCGACGAGTAAGGCCGCAACATATGGGGGGAGTATGGTAGGAGCTGCTTCAGCTTGGATTGGTTCAATCGACCTTGCTTTCTGGGTCAGTATCATCATTGGTATCGGTGGTTTTCTAATGAACTGGTATTACGCTAAACAAAAGAATAAGCGTGATGAAATTGAGCATGAAGCATATTTAAAAAGTTTAGAGCCTAAAGGGGACTGTGATGTCAAACAAGACTAAAATTGCGGTGGTACTTATAGCAGCTTCGGCTGCTTTTTTTGTGCCTTTAAAAATGAAAGAAGGATACACGTCTAGTCCTGTTATTCCTGTGGCTGGCGATGTACCGACACAGGGTCATGGCACAACCGTTAAACCTAACGGCCAAAAAGTAAAAATGACAGATCCACCAATTGGCAGAGATACCGCAGATAAATGGCTCCGTTATCACGTAAGTAAGGATGAAGCATTTTTAAAGTGCTCTCTGCCAAACGTGAAGCTTACTCAAACTGAGTATGAAGTCTATTTGGACTTTATTTATCAGTACGGGCAATCGGCTTGGTCTGGCTCATCTATGCGAAGGCTACTTTTAGCGAATAAGCCCCGTCAAGCGTGTGATGCATTACTAAAGTGGAAATATGTTGCTAGGCGTGATTGCAGCATTCGTAAAAATAATTGTTATGGCGTGTGGACTAGACAGCTTGAGCGTCATAAAAAGTGCGTAGGTGAAAACTCATGACTTGGATTCTTTTAAATAAGCGCTGGACCGCAATCATTATTTTAGTGGTTGTGGTTGTTATTCAAACAGCTATCACAAATCGTTATGCAGGCCAGTTAAAGCAAGCTGAGCAGCAATGTCAGTCACAAATACAAGATATTGAGCGAAAGCAAGTAAAAGCGCTTGCTGAAGCACAAGACGAATTTAATCAAGTGAGCGCCGATTATGAACAGCTTAAATCAGAACAACGCACAAAAGTCGAGTATGTTGAACGTGAAGTGCAAAAGATCATTGAGCGTCCTGTTTATCTCAATCGTTGTATTGATTCTGACGGGTTGCACCAGATCAACAGTCTTATTGAAGCCAAACTTACCAGCTAATTTAATGCAGCCATGTGAGCGATTTAATAAGCTTAAAGATGGTACGGGTAAAGTTATCACTCCATGGATTATTGATACGCTTGCAAAGGGCAATGAGTGTTCAGCTAAAGTGGATGCATGGATAGAAATAGGAAAAGCCCTCAGGTGAGGGCTTCTTAAATTTATTTATAAACATTATTTGTTCAAAAAAATTGTTAAAAAAATATAAATAGCATATGTCATGATTCCCGCTATGAAAGTAATAAATTGAAGTCTGCTGAAAATACTTGCTTGTTTTCCAGATCTTTCCATTTCATCAAAAAGTTTATTTTTCTCATTAGTTGAATCTTTCCACTTTGCTATTTGAAGTAAAAGACTATTTTGATTTGTTGCATCAATTTTTTTCACAAGATGGCTATAGCCAAATACAAAGCTGAGAGCTAATAAACATAAAGCATATATTGGGAAATATATTAATTCATTCCACTTATCATCCTTAACTTCAGCCAATATATAAGCAATTGAAGCGGTAGACGCTGTTATTAACATGAATGCAACTTTTTCAGATAATCCCAAAACATGTTTACTAAGTTCAATTGCATTCTGTGAGTTAGACATATTTATAATTCCGTAATTCAAATATAAGTTATCTTGATATTTTTAGCATACCTTCCCAAGTAAAATAATTATTAGACTTCAGGTTTTGAGACATCGACCAAGACCGATTTTGATACATACTCCCGCCAAAACCAAGTTTGAATTTTCCGAACTTCTCTTGTATCCCTTCAATAGCACACATCAAATTTTCTGTTTTTTCTAAGTCACTATAATCCGTTAGTAAGTCATAAGTATAAGTGTGCTTGCTCTCCAGTGCGGTTAAAACAACTCCGCATTTTTTGAAGTCCACGCCAGTTTTATAAATGTAATCAATCATTCTAGTGGTCGCTTTTACAAGCTTTCTAACGTCATCTGTTGGTACAGCAAAGGGTTGAGAAAATTCTTTTTTATAGAATGGTTTATTCACATCAAATGGGCTTGAGTGAGCAAAGCCGATGATACAGCCGCATAGAGCCTGATCCTTTCTTATTCGTGTAAACGCTTCTTGAGTCCTTCGCGCAATGGCTTCTTTTAAATCATCCTTTTCAGTTATTTTTTGCTTGAATGCACGTGATGAAATTATTTGCTTGCGTGAAGGCGGAGTGTCTTCAATTTCGATGCATGCAATACCGTTAAGCTCTAGCACTGTACGCTTCATAACCACACTGAATAATGACTCCATGTGATATGGGTTTGACATCATAAGATCATAAACTTTAGTAATTCCCATTGCTTCCAGTTTCTTGGAATGTTGTCTACCAACTCCCCATACTTCTGATACGTGAGTTTGTTTGTAAAGTAAATCTCTTATGTTGGTTTCAAAGGTTGTGAGGTTACACACCCCATCAAATGTCATATAGGTTTTTGCTAGATGATTTGCCATTTTTGCTTCAGTCTTGCTTCGGCCTATTCCAACGCACACGGGCAGACCGATCCATTGCCATATACGATTTTTCATAAGGCGAGCGTAAGCATCTAAATCATAATTCTGCCTGTATGCTGTCAGCTCCAGAAACGCTTCATCAATGCTGTACGTCTCATGCTCATGCGGTGCTACAAACTGTTTTAATATGGCGTGAAATCTGCGGCTCATTTCAGCGTAGACAGGGTAATTGCTGGAGAGTACGGCTACATTATGTCGTTTTACTAAATCAATAATTTTAAATAGGGGATCACCCATTTTGATGCCAATCGCTTTCGCTTCAGCTGAACGTGCAACGTTATTGGAAAGCACAATAACGGGTTTGTTAATTAATTGAGGGTTGAAGAAACGTTCTATACTGGCGTAGCAGTTGTTCACGTCAACCAAGCAAAAAATACGCGGTTTCATAAAAAATGATTTCGTTACAAATTCAAGTTTTATGGTAGAGATGAGGCTTACAAAATTCAAATTATAAAAATCTTTGCAAATCAGGGACACGACAATTAAAGTCGCAAGAGCTAGTGCATTTGGTCGGAAAATAAACGGATGAATGAATTAAACCTGAATAATTTTGATGGGTTTAGCCTTTTAATAATTTATAATCTGCGACAGAAATGCGTCATTAATACGTTAAGTTATTGAAAATAAATATATATGCTTGTCCTTGACATCGTAGAGGTCTCCAGTTCGAGTCTGGATATACCTACCAAGACATTAAAGTCATATAAGCTTGAATAGCTTTACATGACTTAAAAAGCCCTAAATTATAATGATTTAGGGCTTTTTTATTGGTTTCTATAAACTACACATAGCCGATTGATTCTTGTATCATCATTCAATTACTGAACTCATGATACAAGCTTGTTTGTCATAATTTGTATGAAAAGAACTGCAATTAAGAAAAGACCCTTATCAGATACCTAAGACCACTATATAAATGGATTACAATTCTATGAATAGTGATTGTAAGGTTTTTGATAGTAAATATTTTATTCAGCTTATTTGGTCTTGTGATGAAGGTATTTATAAGTTCAATCAGTTATAGGATTCTTTAGATATTAGCAGGGCACAATTCGCTAAGAAAATAAGAATTATCGACAACATAAATACTTGATTACTTAAAGCGCTTTCGATATTCGATAGGAGATAAGCCTATATTTTTGCAAAACATTTTACTAAATGAAGAACTATCCTTATATCCAGCTTGCCAAGATATCGAATCAAAACTCAAATTGGTAGTTATTAAAAGATCTTGTGCTTTTTGAATTCTCAAATTTTGGCAATATTCAACAATAGTTAAATTAGTTGCTTTTTTAAAACGTCTTAATAAGGTGCGCTTTTCTAAATGAGTCAATTCAACCAGCATATCGACTGTAATCGTCTCATTATAATGTGTTTGCAACCAATGTTGTGCATTCACAATTACCTCGTCTCCATGATCAAAGCTTGGAACAAAAATTTTATAATATGATTGCTTTCGTATGGGTGGATCAAGCAAGAGATATTGAGCCATCTTGACCATAAAAGAAGTGTCGTAGATACGCTCAGTTAGTGTAAATCCCATATCAATCCATGACATTGGACCTGCCGTGGTAATGATATCGTTTTCATCA